TTTTGACAAAATTCATCAAACTCTACAAACTTAACTGTATCAAATATATCAGTGGAGTGAAGACCTAAACTAAAGCCTCCAATCCCACTAAATAAATCTAAGACCTTAAGTTTAGTTTTCAACTTGATCACGCATTTTAAGAAATTTTAATTTGGCTATTTTAAGCATACGGTCAAAAGAATTTTCTGCTTTGACCGTATGTATCTTATTCCTCATTTCCCCGTTTACATATAATGTAACATTATTGTTTTCTAAATCTAATTCGATTGTAAAAAACTCTTTACCCTTTATTTTTTTTGGATCCATCTGAACTACCGTTTAAAAGTTTCGTTCTAAAAGTTGCATTAGGAATTTTATTTTTTCTTGCAATATGATCTATGTAGTCACTTAAAATTTTAGAGATCATGGCTCCTGGTGGTCTAAATTTTTCTTTACATAGTCCCGTTAACAAATCATAATCTGATTTTTTAATAGCTACTGATTTCCATTTACTCGTGTCCATCTTTAATCTCCATATCTTCAGTTAAAACTAAGGGCACTTCAATTTTTTGAAGCCCACAAATTTTTCTTAGTTCTTTATTTTCTTTTCTTAATTCAAGTACCTCTTTACCTAATTCTTCGATACCTTGATTAACTTCTTTAATAATATCTCTGCTTTGTTGAATTGTCATTTTACAAAAACCTCCTTTGGTCTTCTACCTGGTATAAATGCTTTTACTAATGGTGCATCATCCAATCCATCCATAGAATCTATATAAACTTCTAGTGGTCCTGCATGTGTTTGCATTGTTATAAAACAACATCCTTTTGATCTAATATCAAAATGAATACCTTTAGCATAACGATCTTCAAAATTATTTTTTTTACGTATTGCTATGTGTTCTTTGTCTCTTCGTTTTCTTCTTATCATCTTGTCTCCTATTGTTTGTTTGTTCATTATATGCTATCTTAAATACATGGGATATAAATAAAAGTCAATGTCAAAATTTATTTTAGTAATGCTATTATGCAGCAATGTTTCAGGTAATGACTGTAGACCTTTTGAGCCTGAATATATTGAATTTAAAACGTACCATGGTTGTGCACGATATGGCTATCAATATGCGTCAGAACTTATGACCAATTTTAGTGATGAATTTATTGATGAATACCGAGCCTACATTGTATTTTCATGTAAAGAAAATCAGACTATTTGACAACCTATTAAAAATCAGTAATTACAATATATGTTAAAATTTATATTGTTAACGTCATTTTGTTTAACTTATCCAAATGGAGAAACAAAGTGTGGTCAATACCTCAGAGATAACCTCTCAGATGCCACAGAATGCAGATCTATGGCTCGAGCCATAGGAACAGCTCAAAAACGTAAAATCGAAGAATTAGGGGGTTCTATGGCCTCTTATAACGTATTTTGTTATGCTATTGACAGTGAAGGGCTTGATATTGACCAAACCTTCGAAATATCTTATAATATCCTATGACAGCTTATCGTATCAAAGCATATATGGGAGGTTTGCAAGTAGACCAAGTAGTTGAAGCAACCGATTGCAAAGAAGCGATATTGAAGGTGTCTGATAACGTGGAGAACGGTACCGTTAAAGTTATCAACGATGGCTTTACGGGTAATACTAGACCCCACATAACATACGAGGAGATCGTAGATGTTAAGTAAAGAAAAATTGGAGTTGTTAAAAAAACTTCAAGAAAAAGAGCATACTTGGTCAGCTAGTCTTATGACAAAAGGAATATGTACTACTGATATGCTTAAAACTGAGAGAGAAATTAAATCTCTTAGAAATGAATTAAAGCATCAAGATGTTCAAGAACTCTTAGCTGCAACAGGCTAAGTTTTAAAAATTTAAAAACCAAACTTTTTTCCTAGGGATTCTTTCGGCTTAATAAACTCATAATGGTTTATAATTTTTAATAATTTTTTTCTTTTAACAGTAGAATAAGGTATAAACAATTTTGCTAAATGTAATGCTTTTTGATGTGAGCATCTCCAACGCCATTGATTAGTTTTACCTAATGAACCTTTACCTATACCCTTAAAATGAATACTACCAACTTTTACAATATCATAAAAATTTTTAATACAATCTAAATCTGTCATTGCTATTTCCATAGCAACATTCCATTTTAAATAAGTCTTACCGTTCCCCTTATTACATTTGTACTGAGCATAATTAATGTTACCCTCACCGTCAAATAAACCTGCTGCATAAGCAATTAAATCTTTGTTATTATGTGGTAAATTTCTACTTAGCATCACCCCAACTTTTACCTAAACCTACATCAACTACTGAGGGCACTTTAAATTCTATTGCCTCTTCCATAATTTTTTTTATTTCATTCTTATGTGCTTCATCTTTAATATTAAAACAAAGTTCATCATGAATTTGTAACATAGGTAGATGACCAGCTTTATAACAATCTAACATTGATTGTTTTGTTTGATCAGCTGAAGATCCTTGGATCAATCTATTTAAAGCTTTATAAGTATATGCTCTTTTAATATTATTTTTACCGTACTTGGCAACTGCATTATCAAAAGACTCTGCTTGGTGTAGTCCAAAGTCTCTTGTTTCCCACTTATCAAATCTACATTTTCTACCCTTCTTAGTTCTAATAACCCCTTTTTCATCTGCTGCTAATTTACATCTGTCAGATAATTGTTTTATAAATGGAACTTTTTTATTATATTTAATTATTAATTCGTCTGCTTCATCCTTGGTAACTCCTAAAGATAATGCTAATTTATTTTTACCCATACCATACATAATACCCAAGCCAATTGTTTTAGCTTGAGTTCTTTCAATACCAACAAGGTCTGCTACTGTTTGATGAAAGTCAGCTTTGTTATCCTTATAAGCATCCACTAATTCTTGTGAACCTTCATAACCACTATCACCAACTGATGCTGCATAGTGCACCGTCATTCGTGGTTCTTGTTGCGAATAGTCAAAACTACCCCATTGATAACCCTCTTCCGGTATAAATAATGCACGTATCTTGGGACCAAAATCTTTATTCCTAGCTGGCACTTGTTGTAAGTTTGGGTTACTCATACTTAGTCTACCAGATACCGTCCCTCCAGAATCTGATCTTAGTTGTTGTATTTCTCCATGTATCCTGCCGTTGACCTGGTATCTTAGGATCGATGATAAGAAGGTACTATGAAATTTATTTATCTCTCTGGCTTGCACAATCAATTGCGCTAGTTTATGTTTGTTATTTATTAACCAATTTTGTGTAAAGGAAGGCTCTTTTGTTTTTTCAGTTCGTGGATAATCTAATTTCTTTTTGTCGAAAGCTTTGGCAATCTGGCGTGATGCCCAAATGTCTACTTCTATTCCTGATTCTTTTTTTATGGCCAATAGTGTTTCTTTCTCTTGGGTCAACATTTGTTTTTTTAATTGTTCAGCTAATTCCACTTGGACTCTCACTCCTCGTTGACGCATTTTTATCAACACAGGAATTAGTTGTTGTTCTAGATCCCAAATTGTTTCAAGACTTTGAGTTCTTATTTCTTGTTTAAATCTTTGCCATAACTTTAATGTTAGAACTGCATCTTGCTCTGCATAATATCCAACATGTTCTGCCGGTAACTTCCACATCTCTGCTTTAGGATCTATACCATGAGCTGCGGCAGCTTCTCTTAAATCTGTTTCTGCTTTTATTTCACCTAGATAATCAACTGATAAACTATTTAAATTATATTGAAATCTATTCTCATCTATTAGTGCTGCAGCTATCATAGTATCTACAATTGATCCGTTGACCGTGATCCCAGAAGCTTCCAACCATCCTACATCATACTGAGCATTATGAAATATTTTTGGACAAGGTAAGCTACAAACTTTTTTCATATAAGCTTTAACTTGTTCTGGTATCATATTACCACCACCTAAATGACCAAACGGAAAGTATCCCTGCCATCCATCAACGGCTACTGCAAATCCTACAATCTCTCCTTTACCTAAAGCCCAACCAGCTCCAAGTTTTTCGTTTATACCATCGTCTCTAGTTTCTAAGTCAATTGCAATTTCTTTAGCATCAGATAGATCTTTGTATTCTGAGGGTGTGTTCCACATAGATTTTTTAAAAGTCAACGTAAGTTGTAGTCCGTTCATTTTCTTTTCCATTTTTTATCGTACGATACTGTCTGTAAATGTTGTTTCTCTAACTCACAATAATGAATAATTTTATTTATATCTTCAATTGTTTTACCTTTAAATAAATATCTACATACATATTTAATAACATTTGCTTGGAACGGATTGAGGCCATTCTTTCTTATAAAAGTCCATGGTTGAATATTAAAATTATCTTTGTAATGAGATCCACCAACTTGTTTGTCATCTGGAAAGGCTTCTTCAAACATATCTTTATTTGTCATTTTTCTCCTGGACATAAATTAAATAATCTGAACCTATTGGGTAATTGAACTTATAATCTGTTCTAAGTAAATGTAAAGTTTTTCTTGCTCTTGTTGCACCGGTATACCATACTTTACGTTCATCACTTTTTTCTTGTTTGTTTTTATTTTCATAATCAGATGGGTAATTACCTTTACTATACAAAACCACATGATTAGCTTCACCACCTTTGACACTATGTATTGTATCAATTGTAATAAGAGGATCTTTATCTAATTCTTTTTGTCCATATCTTCTAAGCAATCTAATAAAATGTCTTGTTTGTTTTGGTTTAAAGTTTCTTCTAAGTATCCAAAACCAAGGTTTATTTTTTTGTTTGTCTTCTAATGTTAATCCACACCACTCTTTTAAAGTTTGAAAATCATATTCTTTTAGATCTGGTTCATTCCTCCAAAATTTATCTAATCTATATGCAGGATCTTCAAGTTCTCTTATATACTTAACCATGTTACGTGCTGCTCTTTTGTCTATCTTTTTATTATTAGAAATTATTGTCCAAGCTTTTATGGCTTCCCATTGTTTTTGATCAAAACATTTTGTGCCTTTATTATCTTTGTAGTATAGACCTGCATCCTTAGCTAACATCCTAAGTTCATTTACAGTTTCATTAATACGACCTAGTATGTACCAATCTTCTTGAAGAGCAGTGAAAGGTATTTCTTTAAATGATAAATAACTTTTAACAGATCCTTTTGAGTCACCAGGTTGATATTCTTTTTCTTCACTATCTCTTATTCCTCTTCTAATTACTTGAGAAAATCTATGTATCGCTACTCCAAATCTTTGAGTCTTTCTTAATTTTACTTTTCGACCTGGAAAAAACTTTGTAAAATATTTAGGATCAGCTCCATTCCATCTATAGATAGCTTGGTCATCATCTCCTGCAAGATAAATTCTTTTTACTTTGGGTGCCATTTTGTAAATTACTGACCACTGTAGTGGCGTACAATCTTGTGCTTCATCTAATATTAAAACTTTGAGTGGTGGGAAATCTACCTCAGATATAGATCTTTCAATCATATCATCAAAATCTATAAAAGATCTCTCTCCTCCACCAGTCTTATAATGTTCGTAGGTATCTATTTTTCTTTTGAATACTGTAAGTGAGTCTCGTTTATAGCTCTCCATCTTGTATGCTTCTTCTGGATCAATTAACAAATTTCTAGCCTTACTATAAACTCCTAGTGACCAATCCTTATACATAAAATTATCATCTGCTAATCTTTTATCTGAAGATTTAATTACTTTTGTTTGTAGTGCAAAATCAATTGTACAATCTTTAGGATCAAATACTTCCTCTGGGAAATATCTACGACAATATGTATGTAATGTTTTAAATCTAGAAAAATCCTCTGTAGAATAATTTGGGAAAGATTCCATGGCTCTTCTAATTGCAGTATTAACAGCTTTATTAGTAAAAGATAAGTAAGCTATATCATTTGGTCTTACACCTTTTCTCAAATAACTTTTAAGAACTTTTTCAATTAGAGTATAAGTTTTACCTGTACCAGGGGGACCAAATATCTTTACTGTTTTATGGTAGAGATCTTTTAATATTTTAAGTTCTAAACTTTCCTGTGTGGTACTCGTCATCCATCTCCGATACAGTTTTTTTATTTTCTTTTTTCTTTACCTCTTTGTAGTCTACAAACTTAGGCATCATAACAGACCATACATTTTTAACACCTTCATAATAGTCTAATCTATCACAACCCAAAAGCTGCATAGCTTCAGAAGAGTTTCTAAAAACTTTGTTCTTACCTAAAAAATCATCAAACGTTTTCTTTTTAAAATAACAAATATTACTACTTGAATCTAATACTACATAGTTATCTTTTAATTTATTGAAATCATCTTCTTCAATATGACTCTCAAAGAATTTTTTAAGAAAACTATATTTTTCCTCACCAAGTGTATCTTCAAATTTCATCTTCTCATTCTCAACTGCCTTCTTAACAATTGTAGACATAAGCATTTCAAATGGAGATGGACCAGATCGTGGCTTGGGCAAAGTTATCCAATAGATACCATACTTTAATAACGCAACTCTAAATGATATTTCGTTTTTCATATCATCAGGACCAATTGAAATTTTTTCATCCTGAAAGGTAAATGAATACTCAATAGATTTTGTACTTCTAGTAAATTCAATTTTCTCAAAGTCATCTATTAAATCTGGCACTTGTGAACCAATACCTAACTTTCTAAACTTACATAAATCTTTATTACATATAGGAGTAATAGCACCCAGTTTTGGTGGGCATTTATAATTATAATCTTTCTTAATTACAGATCTAGCTACAGAGCTTTCTACCTCTTTGGGATCCATAGGTGTAGTAAAAATTTCTAAATTTCTTTTTTGAAGTATTGTTCTCATCTCTTCAATATTAATTTTACCATCAGATTTTTTCATCTCTAAAACACCAACGTTGTAAAGCAAATCATTTCTGTGATTACCTGCCCACTTATCCATAATCATTTTTTGTACACATGGTGGATAGTGTTTCCAATCTTCTTCTGGTTCAAATTCTTTTACCTTAATTTCTTGCAGCTCTTTTAAGGATAATGTTTTTTGAGACACCATCTCTAAAAAAGCACCAATCATTACAGGAGTGTTAGATTCATTATATGCAAATTCAGTTGTAGCATTCATGTTGAAGTAAGGCATGTTCATACACTTATTCATTGGAAAAACTTCTAATGCTTGAAAAAAATTTTTATTCCATTCATTTAATTTTGCTAATACATCCTTTACCCCATACCAACCATCTAAAAACAAAAACAAATGTAGTCCACCAGATTTTGATCTGACTGGTATAAGTGGTAATTGATTATCTCTAATAATATCTATAACTTTTTTTTGTGAATAATCTTTGTAACTTTGAGGATCTATATCTATACATCCCCATTTACATAGTTCACCTTTTTCAGGTTTAATTCCAATTCTTTTATTTCCTTCTAAATGATCTTTCCAAATCTGTAGTGTAACAGGTTCGTGAACCGTGAGTGTTTGACCGATAGTCTTACCCCGTTCATCTACTTCTCCAGTAAGAGAAGTAGTAATGAACAGTTCAGAATTACCCTCAAATATCTCTAAGAGTTTTTGCTCCATGACAATCTAAAAGGGTGTGGCTTCTTGCGATGCTTGATTCCCTTGAGATTGATTCTCTTGTGTAAAATCTACCTTTCCAAAGATATCACTTGTCATTGCACTTTTATAAAATGCTTGAGTGCTATGTAAGGTTTTAAGATTTTTATCGGTTGATAAAATTTCTTGAAACTCTACTACCCAACCACCCCAAGTGTAGTCTTTGCTAGATTCTCTTGTTACAGTAAGTTTATAAACTTGAGAAAAACTTGGTGGATTAAATAATCCTTTTTTCCCCTGCATCCTTCTTGACTGTATCATTGAGTTCCACATTTTAGATTTTTTCTTTTGTGTAGATTTCATTGTAATCAATGCTTGTTCTTCAACATTAAGATCTTTATCTAAAATCATAACAAAGTGATTACCTGTGTCTTCAATATAATTACCGTTTGGTAACCTATCTTTACCACCTGAATCTCTTTTTGTTTCACTCATGATTGCTGGGTCTGTATGTATTTTTACAGGTCTTCCAGTAGATTCACCCATATCTTGCCACTCATTAAAAGTGTTTATATACAAACATGGTGTAACTAAAAAGCCTTCTCTAGCTTTCCATACTTTACCAGATGTTTCACTCCAAATATCATAGAGACCAGCACCCCCTCAACAAACCTTGGATCTTTATCATCTAGGACTGGAGAGTTTTGATATATTATTTTTATTATTGGTAGTTTGGTATCCCGAGCTGTTACAAACTCATTACCTTGTCCTTCCATTGACTCTAAATCTATTGTCGATGGCAGGTTTTCTTTTTTAGTCGTCACTGCATTTTCTTTTAGTTTCATTATTATTCCTTCGTTGTTATTTTAGTTTTATTTGCTACATAAGTACCAAACAATTCTGCAGGCACATCTTTGCCGTGATCTTGAATCTGTTCTCTTACAAATGATTTAAGACTGCTTGGATGTACAGTTGTTTTCTGCATTACTGCTAGGCCTCTTTGTTTAAGTTCCTCTACAAGTGATTTAGCTTCATTGTCTTGTTTCATTTTAAATTCCAAAGACACTTGATTTTTTATCAAGTCTCCATGTCCATTATCACGTAACCAATTGAAAGCTTCTTCACTTCTAGATGCTGGTATTCTTGCAGAGTAAAATGGTTTTACTTCTACAGAAATTCCACCAGAGAGTTTAATTAACTCTACACCTGCTTGTTGCATTAAGTTAGGAATTGTTTGCTCAGAAAGAGTTGTTTCAACATCTTTTAACTTTTTAAGTTCTTCTTCAGCCGTTGTTATCTTTTTCTGAGTTTCCAATAACTTGTTGCAAGAATTGGTAATGTCTTCCGACATACCAGTATCTATTTTTACAATAGATTCTGCTTCTAAGTCCATAAGAACCTCCTTGGTCGAATCAATATATTATTTGTTTGATCTTTGCAATTAAATAATTTAAATAATTTTCTGATGTATAAATACAAAACAGAACCATTTAGCCATCAAAGACGTTCATTAATAGAAGGTGCTAAACCATACAACTTTGCATATTTTATGGAAATGGGCACAGGCAAAACAAAAGTTGCAATTGATAATGCAGCTTATTTATTTCAAGATCAAAGAATAGATTTTGCATTTGTAATTGCACCAAACTCTGTTTATCAAAATTGGAAAAAAGAAATTGCAGTGCATTGTCCAGAAGATACTAACATCTATATTTGGAAAGTTACTAAAGATAAAACATTTAAATTAAATCCAAAAAAACTTACTTTTGTATTGATGAATGTTGAAGCTTTATCTCATCCATCTGGAAAAAAATGGTTAGAATATAAACTACTAAAACATGGTATGAGAAGTATGGTAATACTAGATGAAAGTACATCAATTAAAAATTTAAAAGCATCACGAACAAAAGCAATAATTAAATTAGGTCAACTTGCTAGATATAAAAGAATACTTACGGGCTCTCCTATAACTAAATCACCCTTAGATCTTTTTTCACAATGTGCTTTTTTAGATAAAAAATTATTAGGCTACGATAATTTTACAGTTTTTAAATCTAGATATGCTGTAATGTATAGTATTGAACGTGGTGGATATAATATACAGATACCAAAGTATTTTGTTAATCTAGAAGAACTAGAATATAAATTAAAAAATTTTTCATACCGAGTTAGAAAAAAAGATTGTTTAGACTTACCAGAAAAAATGTATGTGCAAAGATATGTAGATATGCCAGAAGAACAAAGACAAGCATATGAGAAATTAAAATTAACTGCACTTATGATTATGAAAGATGAAGAAGTATCTTACAATAATAAACTTACTGAACTATTAAAATTACAACAAGTAGCTAATGGCTTTATCAAAACTAATGAAGGCAACATTGTTGACTTTAAGACTAATGCTAAATTAAAAGAACTAATGAGTATTATAGAAGAGACACAAGATAAGTGTATAATTTGGGCAAACTATGTACACAACATTGAAGCCATTAAAAAGAAATTAGCTGAAACATATGGTGTAGATTCAGTAGTATCTATTTACGGTAAAGATTCAGTAGAAGTTAGAAACCAAGCAGTAGAAAAATTTCAAAACAATGAAGAGTGTAGATTCTTAGTAGGTAACCCAACAGTAGGTGGATATGGCTTAACTTTAACTGCAGCTAAATATGTTATCTATTATAGTAATTCATACAATCTTGAAGTAAGACAGCAGAGTGAAGACAGGGCTCATAGAATAGGACAGAAGTCTCAAGTAACTTATATCGATATAATTTGTAGAGACACTATTGATGAAATGGTATTACACAATCTTGAAAATAAAATTGAATTATCTGCTAAGACTCTTGGGGAACAGGTTCAGAAGTGGCTTTAGTTTTATGATATGTATCAACTCTCTCTAACCATTTTTCTTCATACTCTTTCAATTTGTTTTCATTCATTTTAAATTCTTGATATATTTTATCTTTAGTACAAATACATATTAAGCCCTGTGTTATAGGACCATATTGTTTTTTATGGGCTAAAGAATACGCACAAATTTGCAAAAAATAATCTTCAACAAATTCTTCTCTTTTAATTTTGTTTGATTGTTTAAAGTCAATGATAGTAGGTTGATCATCATACAAACCTACAACATCAGTAGCACCTGCCCATCTATCTTCATACGCAAGACTAACTTCATTTCCCCATACTTCTTTAAGCTTATCTAAGTTGTCTACAATTTCGTGAGCCATGAGTCGTGGTAAGGCACCCTCTGGTGACAGATTAATGTATCCTCTACCATCAATATAATTCTCTAATACATAGTGCATTTCAGTTCCCCTAGTTGCAGCTTGATTAGTTATACGTTGCGCTTCTTGGTATCCTACTCTTTGTCTCCATTTATCTAATCCATTTTTCTTTTCTTCAGATTGTGTAGCTGATAGTATGGTTGTAACCGAAGGAATTTTTATATCTCCAACATTATAGTGCCGTGAGCCGAGGTCATTGTCTCGAGTATATTTTTGATACTCATATTTCTTTTTGAGTTTTAAGTCGGTAATATAAAATGAATTATTTTCTCTAATAAGACGCACAAGGTCTTTTAGTTTAATTTAAAGACAAGGGCAACTATTATTCCTATCATTGATGTCATCAAAAATGCAGTAGAAGATATTAGAATTTTTTCGATTCTATGTATATCTGTATGTAACTCTTTAATTTGTTTATTAGTATTCTCTTGCATAATTCTACATAACTTCTCGTGGTCATCCATTCTTTGATGAGCAAGTATATCTTTATTAGAAGCTTTTCTTGGCACTGACTATTCCTCCCTTATTAAAAAGGTTTAGGGCTTGAGCCATTTGAGTATTAGATCCACCTGGTGCTTGAGCTGTATTACCTTGTGCAATTACAGGGAAACTACTTTGGTTAACATTTGGTAAACTTAATTCTTTATTTGCAGCAGTAGGTACACCACCTTCTTTTATGGCTTCTTCATAGAGTTTTAATTGTGATAAAGATTGATTTTTTTCATCTTCCATAATATAGCCATCACTAAACATTCTTCCAATTAGTTGACGCATTGCTGCTGCTGATTTTTTAGCAGTTGGAGCTTCATATGAATCAAAAATTAATTTTTGAAATTGAGGGTTTAATAAACCTTTAGCTAAAAAATAAGGTGAAGCTAAAATTGTAACAGCAGGTAAAATATTACCAGTTGCTAAACCAAAACCTGCACCACCTAATTGAAGTAGTTGTCCTGCTGCACCAGCTTGTTTAAGTTGTATAAATACACCACCAGGAAGACCTTTCATCCTTGTTAGATCTCCTTGCGCAAATGCCAAAGTCTCAATCATATTATTTACTTTTTTTATTTCATCTGGAGAAAAAATTTTTTTCATACTTAAAGATTGCTTTTCTAATCTTGCTGCGAAATTTTTAGCATCTATTAAATTTCCAAATTGTGGATCGATTTGTTTTGATGCTTCAAGTGCTTGGTTAAGAAATTGTCCCTTAAATGAAGTTAACAAATCTTCTGCTTGTTTAGTAGTAATCTGCGTTAATTGTCCAGTTTTAGGATCTGTGTATTTTGTCAATTTAGGTAAAGACTTAATTTGTTCTACTACTCTTCCAACTAAATCAGATTTATCACCTGTTTTAAATACTGCTGAAAAAATATCACCTACATCTTTTAAACCAGATCCAACTCCTTTAGCTAAGACTGCATTTAAACTTCCCCTTTGAAATACATCCATACCAGATTCATAAAAATCATTCGCCTCTTGTAAAAGTTTACCAGCATTAGGATCTAAACCACTTTTTGTCAAACTTTCAGGAGACAAAGTTTCATCAAATTTATTTAAAAGTGTTTTTAATTTTCCAGCAGCCTTTGAGTTAATCTGTTTTATTTCTTGAAACTTTCCAGCTATATCTGATCTTAAAATTCCAGCTGTTTCATAAGAAATTTTTCCTTCTGTTTTTAAAAATTTTTTATTTATATCTAAAAGCAATGGATATATTGGGTTTGTACTAGTCGCTCCTAAATTTGCTTGTCTTATAAGTTCTTGAAGTGTTTCTTGTAAGCCGCCTCTTCCACCTAAAGGTAATACTGGTATAGATTTCATATTTTTTCCAGTTGCATCAATTAATGCATCATCAACTCTCTTATACATTGCATCACTTGCAGATTTAAACATTCTTTCGGCATCCGTTATTGTTTTAAAAAAGAAATTTCCTAAAGCTTCTTTATCGGTAATTTTCTGTCCATCCATAGTTATTTGTTGGAAACTTTCAACAATATCATCAGCTACAAGTTTACCCATAGCTTGTGCGGAGCCTCTTCTTCTTTCTAATGCGCCCCCACCAAATAAAGCTTTTGAAACAACATTCTCAATAATATTAATCATTCTGTTTTCTGTTTTTACTCCAGGAGTTAAACCTTTTTGCATTTCTTGTGCTGTATCTTTTATAGTTTGAAATTTACTTTCATTAATATTATTTTCTTTCATAAATTTTTTTATAGCTTCATCATCAACAGTTTTTTTTGATTGTAATTCAACTTGTTCTTTTATTGGTCTTATGGCTCCATCAGTAGTTTTTGCTATAAATTGAGCTGCTTCTTTTCCATACAAAATTTCGTTTGCTTTTTTTCTTAATGTACTTTCAGCCTCATTTGCTCCTTCTAATAATTTTGCATATCCTTCTGGTCTTCCTAATATTTTAGAAACATATTGGCCACCTTTAATAATTATAGGACCACCAATTAATTCTGCTGCAGCCCCTTCCGTGGCTGCTCTTACAACTTCATTCACTACATTATCTTTTGGGTCAAATGTTTGAGCAACTACTGCACCTGCTCCACCACCTGCTGCTGCTCCGACAGAAGTTTTAAGTAATCTTTTTATAAATGGTTCTGATAACATTCCTACTGTTCTAGCTATTCCAGGTAAATATTTTGCACCTGTTCCTAGAGAGCCAACAATTGATAGGCCGGCTTCAGTTAAAATTCTTCCAAAAGATGGGCTTTCCATATATTCTTGAGTAGCCTCATCTGCCACTGCATCACCAACTAAGTTTGTGTTAATACTATCGACAGCTTCTTTTATTTTTGCAGCTTCTTTTTCAGAAGGTGTTTCTCCTTCAATATTAACTATACCTAATCCTTTAACATTTATTTGACCCATGTTAATCCTTTACAAGTGAACCCGATTCATTAAAAGAATAAAAATCTAATTTTTGATCATATTGTATATCTTGTGAATTTATCCCAAATTGTTGAAATGCATTTGAGTAATATTCTACGCTATTTGGATCTGTAACAATACCACCAGCTCCTAGTCTATCGTCTAATTGTTGAATTTTATTTTTAGCTACTTTAATTTTTTCTATTATAACATTTTCTGGATCGTTGATTGAAGGTAAAATAGCATTAAAACTTGCTTCCTCTAGTGGACCAACTTGTGCACCCCTAAGAGCGGCTATTGCTTCTTTTCTAAATGTTTCTAATTTAGTATTAAAGTTTGCAGCTTTTGGATTCATACCTAATGCTGCAGTCATTTTTGCAACTCTACCAGCTATTGGTCCTGAATCTGCACCTTTCGATATATCCATTAAAATATCATCTGCTGCTCTTAAAGTTGTATATCTTTTACCTGCTTTTTCTCTTTCACCAAAAGTAGGTTTATCTTCAATGTCAACTACATTTCCATTTTTTGTTTTAACAATTACTCTATCTTTTACATTGTAACCATATTCTTTTTTTTCTGCATCGGTAGCAGATCTAATTCCTTCACTGTTACTTTTTTCGGCTTTCATTTTTTCTACAGAAATTATAGTAGCTGGTAATTTTTCAACACCTTTTCCTAAAGCTTCTAAGGCTGGACCTAATCCAGATCCTTTTGCTTGAAGTAGAGGTCCCGCTAAAGTTGCGGCATAAATAGCTTTTTCTCGAGATGTAAGTGCACCTAAACCACCTGTATTAAAATGTTTTATAACAGGTTTTAAAGATTTAAAGTACCTAGCCTTAAACATTTTACGTGTTAATACTTTATCCATAATTACCTTGGTTGCATCATGTTATAAGCAGCATAAGCACCTAAACCTGATCCTGCAGCTTGAGCATATGGATTCGATCCAGGAGACGTGGTTGCTGTAATACTACTTTGTGTTGTTGGTAAATTAGTCATGATACCTTTCATGAACTCAACTCTTTGATAAGGTTCATATAATCTTTGTAACTCGGTTTGTCTTTGTGCATCTAACGCTCTTTGACCAATTCCTCTTTGTACTGCACCAGCTTGCATCTGAGCGTTTATATCAGCTAAACGCATTGCTTGTTGTTGTGCACCTAATTGTCCTAAACCTTGACCTGCAGCTAATTGTGTTTGTGCTCGTAAACCTTGTTGTTGTTGAGCTGCTCCTAATGCAGTTTGAAAACCTTGGGCCATTGACTGACCAATATTAGATAGAGTTCTTCCTTGTAGTTCTGCCTGTTGCACACCTTCTCTACCACCACCAAAAGCACCTGCACTAATCGCATTTGCTCCTAATTTGTTTTGCATCATTTGACCTTGTCTTGCAATTTCATCTGTTACATATGATTGATATGGATTTAAAAATTGTGCTATATTAGGTCCTGCTGCAGCAGTCTGTTGTGCGCCTTGATAAGCACCAATACCTTGACCAACTGTTCCTTGGCCATATCCTGTTTGGCCTGCCATTTTTATACCAGCTTTTTCTAATCCAGAAATACCTGCTACTTGTATACCAGGTAAATTAATTGGGTTTTTTGCTAAATTAGCAGCCTCATCATATAAGGCTAATTTTCTAGCTTCAACTCCTGGTGCTTCTCTAGTAATACTTGTTTGTGTTCCAGAGCCACCTCCGCCTCCGCCACCTCCGAATATACTCATTAGTTTAACTCCTTTTCAAATTCAATATGTTTAGATTTATATCCATATTTAGGCATAACTTTTTTGTAACCTGGTCTCATATAAGCTTTAATTTTTTTACACCCGTTTGTTTTTGCAAACTGTTCTAAAGTATTTATTAATTTTTCTTCCCATAAATTCATTTTTTTACCTGTACATATTAAACCTTGTAATTCTTTAAAATTTGGATTTTCAAATATTCTTGTAGTAACAACACCATAAACTTTATTTGACTCTCCTTCTTCTGATCCAAATATTAAAAACAATTGATTATCACCGGATAACAAAAGTTCTTTTATATCTTCTGGTTCAGCATAACGTCCACTGTATACTAAAGCCTCTGCAATCATAAAATGAACTAATGACCAAATATCTTCTACTTTTGAAGGTATAATTGGTAATACTTCAATATCGTTTTTAATTATCTTTTCTGCTTGCATTGACTATATCATAAATACGTTTAAATTTTTTTTGTTGATCATAAAAAAAATCAGCTCCTGCTTTTCTCATGTTCTTAAAACTTTTTGGATCAGCTCCAGACAATATACCTGCACCTAAAACAGCATCTGCTCGTGATACAAATTCACCATCAGCTAATTGAGCTAACATAGTGTCCTCATCTTTGTCGCCATTACCCGATCCGTCTTCTACATACCCTTCAGCTCTTACATAGTTATTATAATCGTTTTCATTATGATCTGTTTTTGACGGTAAATAATTAACACCACCTTTGTTAAATTTTGGTAAAGCAGTTGCAAGACCGCCTTGATTTGCATAAAACATATTGTCATTAATAGTTTCTTTCATTGTTGGTCTAGCATCAACATTTCTTACAGGTAAAAAAGAACCTTTTAATCCTGCTGCTTGTTGATCGTATGCTTTTTTGTAATCTTCTTCTGAATAACCTTCAATTCCTTTATCCTCTTCTTCTCCCTCCAGTAAAGGTAAAATAGTTGAAGCTGTAATTAATTTAGTTCCAGTATCAGCTCCCATAAATCCAGATCCTTTCATAGCCTCAGCTATCTGAGCTTTTGTTGCACCTTCTCCTAAAGCTGCTTTAGCAGCTTCTTCTGTCATTGCTTTTTTTCCAAGTATTCCTTTAAGTCCACTGAACGCTGAACCTTGACCAATGCTACCTATACCTTGTCCTGCAGTAACACCAGGTATCATACCTTTGCCTGCTGCTGCGCCAAAAGCATAAGCACCACCTCCTATTAAAGCTGCACTTTGTAATGCTTTCTTTGTTGATTTACCTCTAAGTTTTTGTACGCCAAATGTGGCTAATGCTAATGTAAATGGATCCATAGTCTATTTCTTTAATTATAGACAATATTACCATTTTACTTGCTTGGTTTCAACTCATCCACAAAACGTCCTTCGTACTGATGTTCACCTACATGGACTATTTTATCTGTAATATAAGCATGACATTTACCCCCAATATCTTTCCAAAGCTTACAAAAAGAAAAGTCTTCACCAAGATATGTTTTAGTTTTTGGGTCATGGATACAATCAAAAAAATTCCACATATGAGGCTTGTCTACATATTGACCATTTATAACTGTCTTCTGAACAATTGATTTCTCTGGATAATGCTTGATTAATTTATCAAATACAGATCTCTTTATTAACATACAACCAGTTGGGCTATGAGTAACTTCCATAACACCTTTTTCAATTGCTATATCTTTATAATTTGCAACTTTGATTGGATAAGTATTAAAGGCTTTTTTTAAATCATAAGGTGATTTGATTTTATCTTCTTTGATTAATTCCATGGCTTTATCCCACATAATTGTTTTTAAAGGATAAGGTATAGATATTATATCTTTATCTCTATCAATCATTTTAAATACAGACTCAGGATTAAAATAAATATCAGAATCAATAAATAACATATGAGAATAATTAGATTCTAAAAAACCTGATACACATAAATTTCTTCCTTGTGTTACTAAAGAAGATTTCATTAATTGAAATTTTATTTTTGTTTTTCTTTGTAAAGCTAGTTTTTGTAGTTCAAGTAAAGCTTGGGTATAATGTATAGAACACTCACTATGTACAGGAGTGGCTAAGAATATAGAATGCGGTGAAATACTATTTGATTTAGTTTCTTCTTTCCACATTGGTGTAATTGCTTTATCAAAAGGTTTTGTTTCTATTTCTACTTCCTTAACTGTTTGATATGTATCTTCGTTTACAAAAGTTTTATTTTCGCTCATTGAGGGCTCCTTGTAAAAAGTTTGTCCATTCTTGTCCTTTTTTATTCCAATTATAAAATCGTTTATAAAATTTTTGTTGCTCATTTAAATGATCTTGTATGTAGTCTTCATGTAAATATGTTGATGCAACTTTAATTGCTTCAGCTGTGCTTTGAGCCATTATTTCATAATCATTAGTGTAGTTTATGTATACAGGCCATTCGGCACAAGTTTCATACAATGCACCAAAATTATTTGTTATTACATGCAAGCCTGCTGCCAAAGGTTCTAAGGCAGATGCACAAAATGTTTCTTCAAATATACTTGGATAAACAAACAAATCATAATCAGTTATGTGTTCTAAAATATATTCATTTGGTTTATAACCAATGTAGTTTACATTTTTTAATTTGTGAGCTTGATCATAAAGTGGTTTAAACAATTGATCATGGCTAGATTCAAATTCACTACCATAAATTTTTCCAGAGCTGTAAACATCTAATGATATATTTGGGTCATCTATTTCTTGCATAGCACGCAATAAAACATTCAAACCCCTCCAAGGTGTACACTGATGTATTATTTTTATAGGATCACCTTTTTTATAAACTTTTCTTTTTGGAAAATTGTTAATACCATTTTTTATTACTATAGATTTTTCAGTTGGTATATCAAAATAATATCTAAATTTTTCATAGTTCCAATGACTATTAAATACATACCAATCATATTCATCATGCCTATCTTTGTTTCTAAAAAAAGATTGTAAGTTAGGTTGATCGTAAGAATTTTTTTGCCAAAGTATATTTAATTTTTTTGAATCTAAGGGAACCTTACCTGGTATAGATGTACATATTTGTACTTGATCTAAAAGTTCTTTGGAAACATGCTTTTCTAGAAGCTCCATTTGTAATTCAGTAGCACCTCTAGGTTCCATTATTTTTTTGTTTTTGCGCCTAGAGTTACTTTGGTTACAGTTATTTCGAGGTCTTGTCTAAAATCATCTTCAGTAGTGTCAGTATTGGGATCAGCAACATCAAGATTAAAATGATCTTTGCTATCATATACTTTTCCCGTTCTTTTGTTTTTGAT